CGCGCGCCACAGGCTCGCTGCCGAAGCTGCGGCGATTGAGCGGGCGGCGAAGGTGGCCAGGTATTATCACGAGCCATGTGATGCTCAAGGTGTCGCCACCGCCATCCGCTCCCTCAAGCAAGGAGCGAGCCGTGTCGGGTGAGCATCTGCCGTGTCCGTGCCCATTCTGCGGCGGAACCGATCTCATGCGCCCGATGCAGGACATGTGGATGAAGTGGATCATCGGCTGCCGTGGCTGCGGCGCGGAAGGTCCGCAGGCGGAAACCGAGAGCCTGTCCATCGCCGCTTGGAACACCCGAAAGGCCGCATCATGAAGCCACAATGCGTTCTCCCTCCTCGCAGCACTTGGGTGCCGCGCGTGTTCCGTCGCGCCGAGCAGTTTTACGTGATCGATCTGCCGCCGAATGACGACTTGGCCGAACATGCGCGCCTCAATCCTGGCACGCTGCGGATTGAGGACATTCACGGCAACCGACTTTGGCCGCCCAGTCTCGCTCTCCGCACCCCCACCAAGGCCCCCGATCATGGTTGAGCGGAAGGGCATGAGCGACGAGTTACGAGCCGCGATCGAGCGCGCCCGCAACCACAAGATGACGCCGCAAGAGAAGTTCGAGCAGCGCGTGTCCTTCGTCTACGGGCAGCAGGATTGGTCGAGCGGGTGCACGCGGACCAAGGACGAGATACGCCAAGCGATGATTGAGGCGTTCGGCTATCCCGCGGCCACCCCCAATGGCTAACCCCTACTTGCCTTCGCGGCGGTGGAGTTCGGAGAGTTCTTCGCGGGCCAGCTTCTCGGCGACGGCTTCTCGGATGAACTTCGGGCGCCCGTATTTACCGGCGATCTTCTCGATGCGGTCGAGCGCGTCTTGCGACAGCCGCACCGGCACGGGTTTCAGGTGGAGCGGAGGGCGGCCCATTTGTCGCCGCTTAGCCGGTGTGCCTGCCTGTTTCAAGAAAACGATACTCTTTTCTGTTGACGGATAAACAGTGTCGTTTTAGAGATAAACGATATTCTTTTCGAAGGCAAACCCCGTGTCGGTGATTAGCTTCAAATATCGCGTGAAGAGCGGAGACGGGCACCTCCGGCGCCACGCGATCGCCTGCAATCAGGTGTGGAACTTCTGCGTTGCGACGCAGAGGGATGCAGAGCGGCGGCGGTATGGAGACAAGCGCGTTTTCTGGCCGTCAGGCTACGAACTCGACCGCCTGACGGCAGGTTCGTCGGTTGGCCTTGGGCTACATTCGGACACTATAACGGCAATCTGTTTGCAGTTCGCAAAGAGCCGCGACCAGCACCGGCGCTGCCCGCGCTTCCGTGCCAGCTTCGGACCAAAGCGCTCGCTCGGGTGGTTGCCGTTTAGGTCACGCTGCGCGAGGTTAGACGGCGATACCGTGATCTACCTCAAGCGTCGTTTCCGCTTCTGGAAAAGCCGCGAGGTCGAGGGCGACTATCGCTGCGGGGCATTCGTTCAGGACGCGCGCGGGCGCTGGTACGTCACGTTCCAGTGCGAGGTGGCGGACGATCTCCCCACCGGCAACGGGAGCGTCGGCATCGATCTAGGGCTAAAGGATCTCGCGACCTTGAGCGATGGGCGCAAGGTGCCTGCGCTCCAGCACTATCGACAATACGAAGCCCGGCTTGCGGTTGCGCAGCGGGCTCGAAACAAGCGGCGCGTTCGGGCTATCCACGCCAAGATAGCGAACGCTCGCCGTCACCACCTTCACGAACAGTCCACCAGGATCGTTCGGGAGAATAGTCTGATCGTCGTCGGCGATGTGAACGCCGCCAGCCTGGCTAAGACACGGATGGCTAAGTCCGTGCTCGACGCCGGCTGGTCTGAGTTCAGGAACATGCTCCGCTACAAGGCCAGAAGGCACGGAGCCGTGTTTATCGAAGCCGACGAACGATACAGTTCCCAAACGTGCTCGTGCTGCGGGACAATCCCCGACAGCAGTCCGAAAGGTATGGGCGCGCTTGGAATGAGAAGTTGGCGATGCAGCAACTGCGGAGCGTCCCACGATCGGGACGTGAACGCCGCGCTCAACATCCTCAGCTTCGGGCTGGAACATCAGCCTCCCGCTGGGGGAATCGCCGCCTTTGCTGGGCAGCGCGCATGTTAAGAAGGAGGCGCAGATGAGCGCGGAGCTAAACGAGCTGGCGGAGCGCACGCAAGTGCTGGGCGACAAGATTAAGCGCGTGATCATCAACCGCATCGACCTATCTGCCAGCGGACAGGCAACGGCAATCGCCATGCTCGTCACCCTCGACCTTGGGCTATTCGATGAAGTCGCAGCCGCCATCCGCTCAAAGGCCGCATCGCAATGACACAGCCGAAACCCATGTCGCTAACCCGCTTCGCCAGTGAGCGCGGACTGATCACGATGTACGACGTGCGCTCGCATATCCATGCGGGGCTGCGGTCGGCGCCTCAGACCAAGACATATCAGCGCTGGAACGAGCGCGAGACGGCAAGGCTTATGGCTGCATCGGCTGAGACTGAGGCGGCCTATCGAGCAGCGGTCGCGAGCGGTGAAATTTCAGTCCCGGAAAAGGCTACGCTGGAAGAAATAGCGGCTGGCGATCCTGAACTTGCGTCCACCCAGGCCGCAATTCGATGCCTCCAGAAGCGGGCCGAACGAGAGGCGCAGCGAGCATGACACCCCCCGATATCGCCGCAGTCGCGGGGAAGCTGACGAAGGCGGAGGCACGGCTCACCGATGGTCAGAGCGATCTGCTCGATAGCTTTTGGCAATCCCACGATGAGGGCCTGAGGTCGCCGCCGTATTACGACCCGTTCGGCATCGGCAGGCTTCATCTCGGCGGTCAAGGGCAGAAGCTCGTCGGCTTGCTCAAGCGCGGGCTGGTCGAAGATCGCAACAACATATTCTACATTTCGTCAGCCGGCCTCGCCCTCCGCCAGCACCTCCTAGAAAACGGGGGGTGGGTGATGAAGATCACGAAGCTCAAGAAGGGCTATCGAATCATCCTAACCGACAGCGAGTTTGAGGTCATGGATGTGGCTGTTCAGCACGGCGTCACGGACCTGCTGGAGCTAGGGCAGGATCATATCCTTTCTGCCGCAGCCAAACGAGCGCTCCGAGGTCGCTTCACCGACCAGGATACAATGCGTGTCGATGAGGACCGGCGGTCATGACCGAGTTTGCGGAATATCTCGCCAAGTGCGGGCTTAGCAGTTGCGAGGTGGAAAAGGCCACGCGGCTCGCTACCCGAGCAGCCATCGCCGCGCTTCGTGAGCCGTCAGAGGCGATGGTCCAGATTGGTGATCGTATTGCCGCCGGCCTGTCCAGCGGACGCGCAACCGAGCCCTACGAGGACGACGCTGCCAACATCTGGCAGGCAATGATCGACGCCTCTCTATCTACCGAAGGGAATGAAGGATGAGCACTCAACGAACCGTCCTGCTTGCCACCACCGCATTCGCACCGATCGCCTGGTGCCAAATAGCGCAGGCCAGCGAAAGTGCAGAGCAGCATAACCGACGCCGCTATCCCGACCTGATGCGCCGGATTGACGCTCTCACCGAAAGGCCCACCCATGTCCCAGGATGAAGAACTGATCGAGCGGGGACGGTGCGCCTTCGATGCGTTCAACCCCCTCTACTCCCACGAGCGCATGGAAGTCGGCAAGCTCTTGACCGACCGCCTGGAAGCGCTCGCCCAACCCGTGGTGGGGGCGTTGAAGGAGGCTAAGGCTGTCTGCGAGCGCGCAGAGCTGCGGAGAGTCACCCCCGTTGTGAGTGCGAGCGGGGAAGTGGACATGCCAACAATCTGGGAAGATCCAGCCGGCAAGGGCTATCCGTGTTTCGAACGGTCGATGACGCCCAAGGAGGCGCGAGAAACGATCGAGCGTTTCGGTGCGCGCATCGCCGCCTTGGAATCTGCGATCGGTGCATGGATAGCATCTCCGTCGCCCGATACCGAGCAGATGGTCATGGACACCCTTTCCCTCTCGACCTCCGTTACGGAAGCCGCGCAGGAGCGGGATGATGCCTGAAGCCCCGCCGCTCGATCGCCCGACAAAGCGCGATCTCCGCGTGGTTGCAATCGCCATGATCATTCGGGAAAACACGCGCTTCCCGAGCGGAACCCCTCGCATGTCGCCGGAAAAGGCGAAGGAGATCGCGGAGTTCGTCTATCAGTACCTCGTTACGCAGAAGGTGGTGACGGCGTGCTGACCAGCCTAGCTGGCATCACTATCGCAGAGTAGGATGAGAGAATGAGCGATTGGCAACCCAAGGCCAAAACCTATAAGCCGTACGATCCACTCGTCTTCGTAGAGCGCCGGCACCCAGACGGCACGCGGAGCATAGCTCTCGTCCGGCGCAGTAGTACCGGGCCGCGCTTATGGCCAGGGCTGTTTATGGGCCCGACAACATGAGCCTCTCCCGCCCCATGATATATGGATGAAGCTCGGCGAGTTTCTGGTCGAACTCGGCCTATGGGTGATCCTGGCCAGCTTGGCGGGGTTGGTGGTATATGGGGTTAGGAATTGGAGACGGTGATGGATATGCGCATACTGGCCGCGATCGTCGTCGCCTTTGCGACCTTCATCGGTAGCGCCGCCTGGTCCAAGATTCTGGCGGACGCGAGCGGCCTCTCGATCGACCGCGGTTATTGGCCGGGCGCGCTGGCTGCGGCAACGCTGGGCGCCGTGCTGATGGCCGCTATAGCATGGAGTGCGGCCGATCAGCTTTTCGCGCAGGGATTGCTCTGATGCACGATAACCCATTCGTCCAACAGATCGAGCTTGAGCACCACCCCGCGCCGCCCGGGCAAACAACACTGTCATTCCAAGCCGCGATGGTTCAAAACATCGGCCAGCCGAGGAACGAATTCGATCCGCTTGAAAATCCGATTGCAAATCGGGATGCGAGCGAGTAACCGCTTCTGCTATTCAGTTATAGGAACGCCCGGGGCCACCAGCCTGTCGGGCGTTTTTCATTTCAGGCCCGCGCAGATTGGAAGGAGGTGATCCCCGTCCGCCTAGCGCGAGAGGCCGCAACACCCGGAGATCGACATGGCGAAGCGGCCGACACCGCAGGCCAAAAAGCCCGCCGCGCCGCGCGTAAAGCGCAAGGGCACGCCGAGGGTTATGCCCAAATCGCCCGGGCGCACGCCGTGGAAGCCGAATGACGAGCAGCGGATGCTCGTCCGCTTCATGTCCGGCCGAGTGACGCAGGAATCGATCGCCAGCATGGTCGGCACTACCGTCGACACGCTCGCCAAGCACTGCCGCAAGGAATTGGACGAAGGCGCAGACGACGCAAACGTCATGATCGAAGGCGCTCTCTTCCGCGAATGCATGGCCGGCAACATCACCGCGATCATCTGGTGGGAAAAGACCCGCCGGCGCATGAAAGAGGTCGTCGCGCATGAGATCGGCGGCGTTGATGGTAAGCCGATCGAGGTGGATCACAAATTCTCCGCGAAGGAAGCGGCTGAGCGGTTCAAGCAAGAACTGGGATGACGTTCAACGGGTCGTGGCCGCCAGATTACGCGGCCGAGTTTGCCACCCGGCTGCACCGCCTCCAAAGGCTCAAGCAAGACGCCGAGCTCCGCGCCGGCATCGAAGAGCGCTACCGCAATGACCCGATCGCATGGATCAGCCATTGGGCGGTGACCTACGATCCGCGCAAGGCCTCGACCGACGAGCCGACGACGATCCCGTTCGTCATGTTCGATCGCCAGCGCGACCTGGTCGAATTCCTGTTCGCATGCGTCGACGACCAACAATCCGGCCTGATAGAAAAAGCGCGCGACATGGGCGCGACATGGGTCTGCTCGGCATTCTCGGTCTGGCTCTGGCTCTACCGGCCCGGCGCTTCGATAGGCTGGGGATCGCGCAAGGAAGGCTTGGTCGACAAGCTCGGCGATCCGGACAGCATCTTCGAGAAAATGCGGATCATCATCCGCAACCTGCCCAGGCTGATGCTGCCCGATCGCTTCGACGCCGACGGCGACATGCCGTACATGAAGATCGTGAACCGCCAGACCGGCGCCACGATCACCGGCGAATCCGGCGACAACATCGGCCGCGGCGGTCGCAAGCTCATCTACTTCAAGGACGAGTCGGCACACTACGAACGGCCGGAGAAGATCGAAGCCGCGTTGGCTGATACCACCAACGTCCAGATCGACATCTCGAGCGTCAACGGTCCCGGCAACGTGTTCCACCGCAGGCGTGAAGCCGGCAAGGAATGGGCCCCGGGCCAGCCGCTCGCGACCGACTGCGTCAACGTGTTCGTGATGGACTGGCGCGACCACCCGGCGAAAGACCCGGCATGGTATGCGGCGCGGCGCGCGAAAGCGGACGCCGATGGCCTGCTCCACGTCTTCGCGCAGGAAGTTGACCGGAACTACACCGCTGCGGTCGAGGGGGTCATCATCCCCGGCGATTGGGTGGCATCGGCGATTGATGCGCATATCGCACTCGGCTTCACCGATGAAGGCGCATGGCGCGCTGGCCTGGATCCTGCGGACGAAGGCGGCGACAAGCACGCGCTGGCGGTGGCCAAGGGGTCCATCCTGCACTCGGTCGAGGATTGGGGCGAAGGCGACGTCGGCAAGGCAACGCGCAAGGCGGTCGACGTGCTGCGTGGCCGCACCGTTGCGCTGCAGTACGATTCGATCGGGGTTGGCGCCGGGGTGAAGTCAGAGGCTAATCGGCTCAGGGATGAGGTTGGGGACGACGGTAAGCCGCTGCTCCCGCCCAGCATCACGTTCCAGCCTTGGAATGCCGGCGCAACACCGCTGCAACCCGATCAGCACGTCGTGCCCGGTGATGCCGAGACGCCGACGAACAAGGACATGTTCAAGAACCTGAAGGCTCAGGCGTGGTGGCAGCTTCGGTTGCGCTTCGAGCGGACGCACAAGGCGGTGACGCTCGGTGAGGTATACGATCCTGCTGACCTGATCAGCCTGCCCAGCACTATGCCGGGCCTGTCATCGCTGCGGAAGGAATTGAGCCAGGCGACGCGCGGTGTCGACGGGTCGCTCCGGCTCATCGTGAACAAGAAGCCCCCTGGCACCAAGTCGCCGAACAAGGCCGACTCGGTCGTGATGGCGTTCTGGCCATCGGAGGCCGATGTCGCATCGCTCGGGTTCCTCAACCTGGTCCGCGACCAGAATAACGCGCGCGCCGCGACCGAAGCGGCAAGCGCCGCCCAGGCCCAACGCCGAGCCGCGATCGCTTGCCCCTTTGCCCCCGGCAGCATGGAATATGAGCGCTTCATGGCTGACGCCGGCGCCTGAAGGAGAACCCGATGCCAAAGGGCGGCGTGCAGACCAACATCACCTACAGCTGGGGCGCCGCCAACGCCAACGCGTGGGGTCCGTTCTCGCCCGGGTTCCCGCTCACGCCCGTCGTCCAGCAGCCGGTGCGCGGCTACGACTTCAAGCCGAACATCAATGCCACGCTGACGCCGCGCGCGTACGAGCCGTTCGGGTTCCGCGCCCTGCGCGCGTTCGCCAATGTCGAATTGGTCCGCCTCGCGATCGAAACCCGTAAGGACCAGTTCGAGCGGCTGGACTGGCAGATCAAGCCGGTCGACAACAAGAAGAAGGGCGAGGATCCGCGCATCGCCGAGGTCACCAAGTTCT